GCATCATAAGGGATTCCGCGGATATCCCGTCCGAATATCCGGTTGATGGGCGGGAGGATCAACGGATAATCCTGCTCCCAATCGACCAACTTCGGCGATTTCTTCTTATCCTGCTCTTTGCCGCCGTTCTGGAACCATGTAAAACGGTCTACAGCTTCCTGCAAATGCTGCGGCGGGATATCCTCAGGCGAGACATAGAACATCTGCAAGATGCCCTCTGCGCGGTCAGTGCCGCTCAAATCAGGATCACTCAGCATTACGAAGATATCGAGAATTACGCGAAAATCTGTGCGTATCTCATAACTCACTCCGCCGATCTCGACGGAGACAGGCAAGCCCCAATTCATCGGCGATACTTTGCCGTGTACTTCTGAATGCGCGGATTCGTGGCTTTCTGCTCACGAGCAAAGGCGCTGTCTGTCTCATCCATCAGCGCAAGCAGGAAATTTACCCATACGTTCAGGCCGTCTGCCAGCGCATAAAGGTTCATGCTGCCAAAGATGCTGTCACACACCGGCTCTTCAAAAAGACCGTCAATGATCTCGCGCATCTCCTTGTCGCGGCGGTCGGCAATGTTGAAAATCTCAACGCGGTCGCCGCACTTCTGCACCTCATCTGCGTATTTCTCCTGTTTCTTGTCCAGCGTATCAAATGCGTTGTAAAGACGCTGGATAAACGTGCCGTCAGTCGGGTTGAATCGAATGATCACATCACCCTTAATGCCGTGCACGGTGTATTCCTGCACACCGTTCGCAAAACTAAGTTCCATATTTATCTCTCCTTAAATTTGTTTTCAGGAAGCTTTGTATCAGAATGTTGATCTCTGCCGCTTATCGAAAATCAGAAGTTCTCCACGGCCTCGCCCGCGAGATCGTCCCATTTTTCGCTCATGCTGACAATTACACCGGGCGATTTGCGCCGGTAGCCGTCCCCGTCGCCGCAACTGTCAGAAATTGCCGAAATGCTGTCCCATGCCCGCATGACTGCGCCCTCCCCGCTCTGGCAGTCAAGAGCGATAGCGTTAAGGGCTGCGGCCTCTCGGCGGCTGTCCGTAGTCTTTGCGGCTTCGGCTGCGTAGTGACCAACTAACTTTAACATGGTGTGGTTGCTGTCAAATCTCTCCATGAACGCGGAGTAATCAGCCGGGGAAAGAACGCCGGTTTTCATCAGCTCAAGGGCGTTATTGTCGATTGCGTCAGGGTTTGCAATATTGGCGGCGCGCACTGCCTGTTCCAGCTCGGCGCGGATCGTGCGGCGCGTGGCCTTGAAGTTGTCCCAAACGCGGGCGCTCACCTCGTTAAAAATGGCTTCTGCGTCATGCAGCTTTAGCGCTGCGCGGGTTGTTCTAACCTGCTTTTCCTCGGCGCTGTCTCCGGGCTTCCATGCGTTAGCGTCACGGTTGGCCTGCTGCGCCTCTTGGAGTGCGCGGAAAGCGGTGTTGTATTCGCTGCGGGCTTCTTTGAAAGCTGTATCGAGCTTTCGGGCATAAATGTTAAATTCGCTCATGGTGTAAATTATCCTTTCTTTTTCATGCGCTGCCGCGCTGTTTTTTTTAAAGGTCGATAATGATAACGCTTTCGCAGTCTGATAAATAATCTCGTGCTGCCTGTTCCGTCTGAAACACCTTTGCAGGGCTTTGCGGCGCTCTGCAAGCCGCCCACGCGCCATTTTCAAGCAATAGCATAATTGCTACGCCCGTTTGCTTCTGCGCTACAATCGCCTGTAAAGAGGCAAGGCGGGCTTTAATGCTGTTATTCAAGGGCTTTACCTCCGATCTCGTCACTCTCAAGCGTTGGCAATTCCAGCCTGCCGCGCCCAATGGCTTCGTCAAGCATCTGATAGAGGGAAAGGCTCAACGGGTCTACGCCCTCTACCGGGTGCGGGTAAAGGACAATGCACTTGCCATCATGGGTAAATGCGCCGTGCTGCATCAGGTAGTTAAACGGATCTTCTTTTGTGTGATATTCGCCGCCGCCCTCGACGACAAAAGTAGTTTCATCGGCTGACAGCGATTTGAGATATTCCCGCAGCGCCGCAAGGCGGATATCAAAATTTTTCTTCATCGCTGTTCCTGCTCCCTTCGCCATGCTTCAAGCTCGTCAAGCTGCTGCATGATGTCTGTGATCTCCGTGTACTTCACCGTCTGCCGTAAAATCTCTGCCGCGGCACTCACGCGGGTCTGTGCGGGCGCGTCTGCATCCTGCATGATCGTTGCCAGCGTATCCGCCGCGGCGTGCGCCCGCTCCTGCAGCACGTTACGCGCCGCTTCGGTTCGCTCGCGCCGTGCCTCGTTATACTTCTGCATAAACTCAGGGTCGCGTTTTCGGCGATAGATCGTCTGCTCGTTGATCTCGAGCTTTGCCGCCGCGCTCCGCACTGTCGCGGAGATCAGCAGCGCTTCAATAATGGTCTCATCTCTGATTTTCTTTGACAAAGTTTGAAAAGCCCCCTTTCCGGCTTTGTTTTTTCTGACGTTGCATCGTTCTTTCAGCGGTAAAATTCCACTAACGGCTTTCGAATGCGCGGATGCCGCAAGACTCGCAGCGCTTCCCGCCTCAACTTTGGGTCTGGCTTTCGTCCGAACCAGAATTCACCGATGATCGCGTCGCGCTGTGCATCCGGCAGTTGTGCAAGTGCCGCTTGCACAGCCTGTCGAAAATCCCGTTGTTCGACGTCCTCAAAGGCCTCTTCTGCTGCTTCATCTGAGATTGTGTCAGCAAGCGTCAGGTCGCTGTCCTCGTCGCCTATCGGCTCGTCCATCGACCGACAAACAGTGTTGATGGGGTCACATCGCGTCCGCTGTGTTCGCTGCCCGCAGGATTCTGTGAACTCCGCCTTAAGCTTAATGCCGTACAGCGTGAGAAATTCACCCTTGTTCACATCCCATGTCGGCAGCGTGTCCATGAGGGCGATAAAGGCCACTTGCAGAAGGTCGTTTTCCTCGACACCTGCGCGGCCTTCCATTGCCCGCGTCCACCTCAAGGCCTGCTGCCACGCGAAGCGTTCAACCGCCGCCCAAAGTCTCAGAATGTCCGCCTTGCCTGCCTGTACCGCTGCTGCAATTTCGCTTGTTCGCTTATCCTGTGTGTCAAGTGCTTTCGCTTGCATATCTTCTCCTCCTATGGTAAAATCAAAATTGACAAATCGGATTCACCACAAGAGACGCTCTCCCCATTTGGGGAGGGCCTTTTTTATAATCGAAAATGACGGTTCATTGCCCGCTCAAACTTATCACGGTCATCAGCAGGCAAAAGCGGAATTACACGGTGCTGCATTTCGTCACGCTGGCGGTAGCGCTCACGCTTCCGGCGTGCCGGTTTGATTTTCGCTAAAATGCTGGCCGCGGCCTCAATATTCATGCTGTAACCCTCCCTGTGACCTTGTAGAAGGTCGCGTCAACGTGACCAGTCGCGCCGCGTCGGTTTTTATCGAGCCACAACTCCAACAAAGATGGCGATTCCATGCGCTCACCTGTCTCACACGGCGGATTGTGCAGCAGCGTCACCGTATCCGCGTCCTGCTCGATAGCGCCGCTCTCGCGTAAATTTGCCATCGTAGCCCGAAAGCTACCAGAACGGTCAGAGGCCGCTGCGCGGTTGAGCTGGCACAAACACAGCACAGGGATGTTCAGCCTCAGTGCAAGCAGCTTCAAGGCCCTGCTGTTCCTTGTGGTCGCCTCGTAAAGCGAAAGCCGAGCTTCCGGCGGTTCAAGCAGCCCGAGGTGGTCGAGGATCAGCAGGCCCGGCTTCTCGCGATAGGCCAGCGCCTCCACCTGCCGAACGTTCATACCCGTGCGCTTGTTGAATACAAGCGGCAACGCGGAGAGCGCTGTCGTCCCCTCGGCAAAGCGCGTGTACTCGTTGTCCGTAAGCCTGCCGCCGAACATGAGCCGCGCCGATGACAGGCCGCCGATGTTGCCGACAAGGCGAGCGGAACAGTCCTCTGCGCTCATTTCAAGTGACAAGTATAATACCTTGACTCCGTTTCTTGCTGCATTGAGCGCGATTTGCAAGGCGAGCGCTGATTTTCCGACCGCCGGTCTTGCACCGATGACGTGTAACCCGCCGTTAATGAAGCCACCGCCGAGCAGTTTATCGAATCTCAGAAGGCCCGAGGCCACACAAGGCACTCTGCCTCCGACCTGCTCAGAAACGCGGTATCCGAGCTGCATCAGCACCGCCGTAAGCGTTTGCGAATCGCCGCGTGTGTTTTCCTCGGCAAGCCGCTGCAAAGCCTCCTGTGCGCGTCCAAGCGCGTCTGTAGGGTCATGCTCGGCGGTCATCAGTTCTTCGCCGATCTTTCGCAAGGAACGTGCAAGCGCAGCTTCCTTGACCGCTGCTAAGTAAACATCGAGGTTCGCCGTGGTTGGCGTTGTGTCCATCAATCCAGCAATCAGCTTGTCCGTCACATCGGTGCAATTGCGTCCCGCTTCCACTCTGACGGTCAGCGCATCAAAGCTGCCGCTTTCCTCGTACTGATGACGCATCGCCCGGAAAATCTCTTGCAGCGGCACGGAAGAAAACATATCGTCGGGAAGCTCTGCCGCCTCCGGAAACAACGACGGGTCAATCAGCAGCGAACCGAGTACGCCGTACTCGTTCAGAATAGAATTCACGCTCTCACCTCCATGTGTCCGTAGCCTCGTCGTACTGCCTGGGCTTGGGAACTGCGGAAGATTGTTCTCCGCCGTAGCCTTGACGCTCCCAAGTCCTGACGCAAGCCTTCCAATCCTTGATAGGCTTTCCTTTCCCTTGCACCCAGCCGTTTGCAGCGTAGTAATCAAGGAAGTATGCTGCGTCTACGCTGTTTTCCCGTTCGATACAGTAAGCCTGTACTTCCTCAAGAGTAGGAGGAATAAAGCGAGCGCGTGGCGGCGTAGCCGCCTTATTATCTATCTCTTCTCTTTCCTTATCTATCCTTACCTGTGTATCCGATTTGGATACATCTTGTATACATTGCGTATCCACATGACTATACCGTCCATTTTCAGCGATAGATAGGCGCTGCTTTTCTTCGGTGTAAATGGATGGTGTGTAGCGATCACGCTGGATATAATTGTTCACTCGCCAGTCTCGAATTACGCACACACCGGATTCAAACGGGATAACAAAGCCCTTAGCAATCAGCAGTTTCAAATCGTCTCCAGCAGCGCCGACCATTGCCGTAATCCGTTTTGGTGATGAAACAAAACCGTCATCGTCTGCTCTCATACCGAGGTGAAAATAAAGGCTTTGTGAACTTGCCGGAAGGTCGAGAAACGAATCCGTGTCAACAACATCGAGCGAAAACATCCTCCGTTTCGCCATTACCAACCCTCCAAAAATTCCTGACCCATCATCCGTGCGAGCACATCCTCTGCAACACGGGCGACAGCGCTGATTTCACGAGCGCGACGAGACATGGAGCGAATGAAACGTTTGACTTCGTCCTCAGTCGTGGGAAGAAAGTAGCCAGACTGATTGTCGGACAGGATCAGCGTCCCGGCCTTTCGTTCCCGCTGAATGCGTCGGCGAATCGACCTCTCATCTTCTCCCGTGAGCTGGACAAGCTCTGTGAGCGTCACACCGTTTTCGCTACCCCCATGTAGCAAGTCAGAAATAAGTAGCTTTTTTTGCGTCGCTGTGGTATTCTTTTGATGGGAAAGTGTGGTCGCCAAACCGCTTCCCGTCGCCCTTGTCGGTGTTCCCACACCGGCGAGGGCGTTTTCTTTTTTATCCCTCATTATCGATTTTCACCCCTGACTGTTCATTGAGCCACTGCTCAAATGCTTTCACAGGAATCCGCACACAACCGCCTAATCGTACGACGGGAAATCCGGGGATTCTCATCCATCGATAGACTGTTGGACGGCTGGCGTGCATTGCCTCGGCTAGCGTAGTGGGCGTATATGCCAAAATTTCCATCATTCCGTCTCCTTCTCCAACTTAGAGATAGCTTCAAGAATAAGCTTCTCCTTGCTACAGGAAAGAGGAACTCGCAGCCAACGAGTAATAGTTGGTTCGCTGATGCCAATACACGACGCGATCTTCCACAATGGGATTCCCGCGCTTTTTGCTCGCTGCCGCAAAGATAAATTTTCCATTTAGCTATCCTCCTACTTGACTTGCTGAATCAAATCTGCTATCATCGCCTTGATGATGATTTAATTCTACCGATTCGCTTCATTTTTTCAAGTCGATGTAAGTAAAATTTAATCGACTTATTTCTGCAATAGTTGATTTTGCTCGTACTTGTAGGAGGCCTGATATGACTAGGGAAGAACAATCTGTAAAGATGGGAAAGCGCCTAAAAGCCTTAAGAGAAGAAACTCCTTTAAATGGGAAAAAAATGTCCCATGAAAAGTTAAAAGAGAAACTAAAAGAAATATACGGGGTTGAAATCAGTAGAGACAGCCTAATGAACTATGAAGTAAGCGATGTCAATCATTCTAAGTTTGGCACTAACTTAAAAATGAATGTCGAATACTTAAACTGTCTTTCTAGTTTTTATGGTGTATCGACTGACTATTTGCTTGGTCGATCTGACGCTAAAACAGCAAATGAGGATATACAAGTTGCTTGTAAGACAACTGGTTTATCCTCAGATGCTATCGAGTCGCTACGATTTGACCACAGCCAGTCAAAACGGCGCGATATATTCGCCTTTGAAGATTTCTTAATAAAGGAAAGCTATGTTACTTTTTGGGCCGTTCAGATGCGCAATAGTGTCAAAAATATAATTCAAGTTAATTCTCTTCAATCAAAATTAGGCTCAGATATTGTAACGGATGAAACGAATTTTCACCGATGGCTGGCAATGAGTAGCTTTGAAAAATCTTTTAATAAGGCCGTGGAGGAATTTGCCAATCTTTATTCAGATGACTTAAAAATTGCAGACACAAATGCTTATCTCACTGCACGAAAAAACGAGTATGAAAAGTATCTAAAACGTATTGAAGAACTACAGTCAAGCCAAAAGTAAAAAACCGCCCCCGGTGTTGCAGCACCGAGGACGGTTATAGGGGGCAGCAAACTGATAGCCTACTGCCCTCCAATCATAACAAATGCAGGAGGAAAAAGCAATGCCAAGAAAAGCAAATACGCGCGCCGCGTCGGGCGCAGGCAGCATCCGGCAGCGGCCTGACGGTCGATGGGAAGCCCGTGTGACCGTCGGCAATGACCCAGGCACAGGAAAACCGATTCGCCGCAGCATCTACGGCAACACGCAGAAAGAAGTGTTGACCGCCATGCGCGACGCGCAAAAAGCGATCGACGACGGGCTTTACATAGAGCCGACGCGCCTGACACTTGCGCAATGGCTCGATATCTGGCAGAGCGATTATCTGCTCTCGCAGAAATACGGCACGGTCAAGACCTACAAGGCCCAAATCGCAACGCACATCAAGCCCGCCCTCGGCGCGGTGAAACTCACCAAACTCACGCCGCATATCATCCAGGGCTTTTACAACGATCTGCTCGCCAATGGCCGCATTGTTCCCAAACGGGACAAGCAGGGCAAGATCATCAAAAAGGACGGCGTCGCCGTCACGGAGACCGCACCGCTCAACGCAAAGACCGTGCGCAATGTTCACGGCGTTCTGACAAAGGCCCTTTCTCAGGCCGTCAAGGTGGGCTACATCGCACGCAATCCGTGTGACATGGTAGACCTTCCCCGCGTCGAGAAAGCGCAGATCATGCCGCTCACCGACGAACAGGTCAAGTCTTATCTCGCCGCAGCGGATACCGACAACGATTATGGAGATATTCTGAAAGTAATTCTCTTTACCGGCCTGCGTGAAGCCGAAGCGCTGGGGCTGACATGGGATTGTGTCGACTTCAAGAAAGGCACGCTCAAGATTTGCAAGCAGTTACAGAAGCGCCCCGCCGAGGCTGGCGGCTTCCAGTTTGCCGCCCTCAAAAACGACAAGACGCGCATCCTGCGCCCCGCTCCCTTCGTCATGGATATGCTGCGCGCCGTTCGCTCCAAGCAGGCGCAAAGGCGTTTACAGGCCGGTGATCTTTGGCAGGACTGGATAGATCCCGCCAAGCAGTACGCCGCCTGTCGGCTCGTTTTCACAAATGCGCTCGGCGACCACCTGCACCCGCAGCGCCTTTATGCGCATCATAAGAAGATTGCAGCCAAAGCAGGAGCGCCGGACGCCCGTGTGCATGATCTGCGCCACACCTTCGCCGCGCTCTCCCTGCAAAACGGTGACGACGTGAAGACCGTGCAAGAAAATCTCGGCCATGCGACCGCCGCTTTTACGTTGGACGTTTACGGTCACGTCTCAGAGCGCATGAAGGAGGACAGCGCCGCCCGGATGCAGGGCTATTTTGAAAATCTCAAAAAGGCATGAAAAAAGCTCCGTCGATCTCATCATCGGCGGAGCTGCTTTTGTCCCCGTTAAGGGGTAAAACTTTTAATTGGGGTAAACTTAGGGGTAAAACGTATTCTACGAAAACGCAAATGCAACTTTTCTGCGTCAAAAGTGCCTAAATCATGCACCAAAAAGAAAGAACCGCAACCTTTCGGCTGCGGTTCTTTGTGATGCGTGACCAATTTAGATGCATGCTGAAAATAGGAAAAATCGAGAGCTGAAGCGGCTTTGGGCTGTTTCAGCCATATTTTTTGCTTACAATTTCCCGTGATAGAGAAGAATCGAGGGATTTTTAAGAGTGACCAAAATAGATACAGCCTCTCATCTCCAATTTCCGTCTTTGCGCTTATTTCCGCTTGCTGTGTTTTTGAGGATCACTTTCCCGATCTTTCAGCCACGCCTCAAATGCTTGAACATTTTCTTCGCGCGTATAGAACTCGCGAATGACAGGGAGCAGTGCTGCAGCCAGACCTTCGAGCGCCCACAAAGCAGGATCGACTTTATCGAGGTTGTAATCCTCTACATCAGTGACTGTGCCATCCTTATCAAAATGGATGACACTGACGGGTATTCTATTAAACTTCTCATCCATCTTTCTTCGGCTCCTCAACGGCAGAATCTATCTCAATTTGAAACCAGTCGTTTATAGGCCGTCAGGCACTTCATCCGGAAAGTTCTCGGCAAACCAGCGGAAAGGTATAAGGACCATATCTGGCAGGCCGTTTTCTGTTATTACGAAGCCGATGTCCTCGTTGTCAATGCGTTTCAGGATTTCATCCAGTTTTTCGACGAGCAGTATTTGCTCGATGCGTTCCATTTCGGATAGTGGCGGCAGTCTTTTCATTTTGACATC